ACGTAAATGTATCCTGAAAAGCTGCCCCAATTGGCTGCAACAATACGCCTATGCTTTTGCTTAAGTTGCTCAGCGCAATCTGTAAGCGGTCCCCAGCAGCAGCTGGGCTATCAGCGATAGTCTTTGCATTTTCTCCATACCTATCAAACAAATCTTTTGCAAACACCATAAAGTCTTGCAAGCTAACCTTGCCGTCCTCAAGCGCCTTGTCAAGTTCTTGCGGCGTCATATTCATTGACTTCGCAAACAAGGTGAACGCGCCAGGCAGTCGCTCGCCAATCTGCTGCCTTAACTCTTCAGCCGAAACCTTGCCTTTACTGAAGACCTGTGCTGTTGCCGTAAGTGCAGAATCAACATCCTGCAACGAGCCGCCAGTGGCGCGAACAGCAGAAACAATGCCATCAAAGACAACCTTTGTATCTTGCAGGCTTCCACCTGACCCTTGCACTGAGGCTTGGAGCTTCGTAAATTGCCTTGTAAGGATGTCTTGCGTAACCGCATAGTTATCGGTAGACGTTTTAATGAATTTCAGCGCATCATTGTATTCAATTTGATTTGCTGTAACGCCTTTCAAGGCGATTTCAAGCTTTTTGATTTCCGCTTCATACGCAGCGGTTGCCGCTAGAGCTTGACGTAATTGCGATACGGTCGCGCCAGCGGCTGCGCCAACCTGCGCCCCTGGTAAGCCTCCTGCAATGCCTCCAGCGACAGCTCCAATAGCAGCCTCAGGGCCGCCAAAGATGCCAGCCGCTACAGCAGTGCCAGCCACTTGAGCGCCAGTCTTAAAGCGGCTGCCTTGCCTGCCTTGCCTGCCTTCAGCCTTGGCAATTTGCGCATCAAGTCGAGCCGCCTCAGCGGTAGCCTCTTTGAACTCCTTGCTTGCAATATCAACAGCTCCCGCAAGCTCTCGCCAAGAAGCGGAGTATTGCTTCAGCAACGTTGTGCTGCGGCCAGTTGTTGCCTCTACTTTTCTTAACTCACCAGCTAAGACACTAAATTTCTGTGAGCTAGCGGTTGCGTTTGCAGCAATCTTGTTCAGCTCGTCGCCAAGACCTTTCAATACAGCTTCACCCTCGGCCTTGATGCGGAGCCGGATCTCGGTGGCGATGCTCATTTGCTTTTCCGGTTCATTTCTGCTAGTGCTGCTAGCTCCATGACCTGTACGCCTTCAAACATGGCGACAGGATCTGCTACTGCATACAGCTTACACAACCATTCCAAGCTTGGGTAGTGGAGGCCAGTAGCCCCGTTCATGCCAACGTTCCATTGGGTGCAAAGCCGTAGGAACATCATCACGATGTCCCAGTTCTCTTCCCACACCTCACAAGTCTCAGATTCTTTTTTTGACTGCAACGCATCAATAGCGTCAGGCATCAAGCCCAGCGCCTTCAGATCATCGTCTGTTTCATCCTCCCCAGCCTGTTTGACGCCGCACCAAAAGAGTGCGGCGTCTTTTAGTTTTTTGCTGGTGCTCCAACAATGCTTTCAGCGTATGCCGAAACCAAAGCCTTAACAACAGCATGATCGTCGCAGATTTCTTTTTTAGCTTTCTCCGTAAAAGGAATGTCCTTGCCGTCCTCATCCTTAATGCCATCCCAACCTTGCAGAATGGCATCAATTAGGGCATCGTCGCCTTCATCAATTGTTTTGTTAAAGGCGCTGCGGCTCATCTTTTTGAATACCGCGTCAAACGTTTGAGTTTCAAACTTGCCGCCGTCAACAGGTATCTCTACCTTGATCGGCCACTTGTAAGTCGCGGTTTTCTTTAGGACAAAGGCCATATGGTCTAGGTGTAAACGAGTGTAAATTCGTCGTTACCCGCAGTGCTAGGCACTAAGGTGTACGGCAAGTTAAGCATAACCACACCATCAGATTCTGAGTAGGTGGGGTTGCCTAAGCTTACAGCGTTTGCAGCAGAAGCAAACGTGATGATGTTGCCAGCGTCAAGGCCATGAACAAATTCTAAGTTGCCAGCGGTAGCAGCCACCGCATCAGCAAAGAAGTCATGGCTGGCAAGCGTTGGCATTTCAATCACCAAGCTGCCTGAGCCGCTACGGTCAACAAGTGTCACTTCCTTGCTGCTATTTACCAATTCCCGATATACAATCTCATTCCCAACGTCAAGAGTCATCGTCTGCAACGCTAAGTTTGTTTCGCTAAAAAGTTCAAACGTGGGGGTGTTTGTGTCGTTAAAGATTTTTGGCGTTGCTTGGTTCGTGAATACAGGGGTGGGGTCTGCTGTGTCTGTTGGAGCAACATATTGGCCGGTCATCGTAAAGTTGATGACAGGAATTTGATTTGCCTCAAGGTTCAAGCTATAAGTCCCCCGACAGCCTGTAATCTTATGCCGGATGCCATCGGTTGAGTAGTAAATAGTGGCAGAGCTGAACGATTGTGAGACCGGGGCATAAGTAACGCTTACGCCAGCGGAAACCGTTTCGCTGAAGCCGCAAGCCATCAGCAACGAACGATACCGAGGCGCCGTACCCGCAGTGCCTGACCCAGCAAATTCAACCTCAAACGTAACCTGCACCCTGGTGTTAGCAATAAGCTGCGGAGACGCCCCCAGATAGGGGCGAACCAGTTCGCGACTAAGGACCTCAGATTCAACAGGGCTAATTTCAAGATTTCTTACCTGACAAGCATCGCTGCCGACAGGGCTTGCGTCTGTGCCGTAGCTAGCCTCAATCTTGACCAGAAGTGTCCTCTTGCGGTAAGTCTTTGCCATGGTCAGGTGTCTTCAGTGAAGGGTCGGATTCTTCTACCAGTGTAAGGGTTCCGGCCAGTGGATCATACAGGTATGACCCGCCAACGCCAGGGTTTGGTATCTGCTGTGATTTTCGCTTAGGCATGGCTTAGCTGGCAGCTGTTAGGTCGGTACGACCAGAGCGGTAGCTTATCAAGAAGTCCATGCTGATAATGCCAAGGGGAACGTCAGCCTCAAACAAAGCAAAGTCTACGCGGTCAGGATCGATGTCAATTGCATAGCCGTTGACCGTTGGGTCGAGCATGATCAAGTTATGAACTTGCTGGGAGTAGGTGTCAGACACATCATCAGGCAGGCCTGCGCGAACAATGACTGAGACTCTTACTCGTAAGCTCCATTGCAAAACCGTGAAAAATTGCTCTAAAGGCTGATCGGAGACTGGCTCAATGATTACAGCAGGCGCTTCACCACGGGACAGAGGCTCTACGCGGCTTCTGTAAACCGTTGCCCCAGTAATCGCATCTAGGTTGGTCTTAAGCCTTGCGAGGATCAGTTCGCGGCGCGTGTCAGCCATGGCTACACCTTGCTCAACAACAGCTCGCTAAACAATCCGTCGTCTATTGGCAGGTTTTGCCTGACCGTGTAAGAAGCGCCGTCAACCGTAATTGCGGTGCCACGGACGGTGGCGCTGACATCAGAGGTCTTTGCATAAAGCAAATACTCCCGCGTCAGCGCCATGCCGCCTGCTAGCTGCTCCATTGGCGAATCCAGAATCCCAACAAAACTTGCGCCAGCACCAATTTGGCAAGTAACGCCAAATTCGTCAGTGTTAAGAAATGCAAGAGTATCTGAAATCGCCATCAGAATCAGACGCCGTACTTCTTGCTGAACAGCAGGGTCACGGAAGCAGTGAACGCAGGCGAGCTGGTGCCACCGATGGTTGCTACAGCCCGAACGTAACGGCGAACGTCGTTCGTGTTAAAGCTAAGCTTTTGCTGCGATGCAGTGCTTGTGACTTCCGTGAAGGTCGCGCCAGTAATGTCGGTAAACGCCGAGTTGTCAGCCGAGTCTTGCAGCTTGACGTTGTAGGTAGGGTTTGTACCGGCAGTTGCCGCGCCGCAATCGAGGATTACGACAGCATCGCCCTCGGCATCGTTGCTGCCTTGCAAGTCAAAGCCAGTGCCATTGGCATTGGCCGTGCGTGACAGGGTTGGGAGCAAGCTGCCCAGGGTCGTTTTAGTCCCGAGGTTGTGGATCATTGGAGTTTCTCCGTTTAGAGGTGAGTTTAGCGGGTTCAGGCTTTTGGTCCGTAATCACAACTTGATGAATTACAGGAGCTGCCATTGCTTTTCCAATACCAATTAACAAACGAGAGGCTTGCTCACTGGTTTCTACGATGTCGCCAACGCTGACCTGCTTGAGGTCAACAATGGTGCTTCGCAGCATTTGGATGCGCATTGGCTGCTCCTTAATTATCAGGACATCTTGCAGATCGACTCAGGATGACGAATGGCTACGTCATAGTCCTGCATGGCAATCACACGCACAGTTCCAGCAGCAGAGCCGGTATACGGGTCAACCATAATGTCAAGGCCGCTGTAGAAGCCAATCAGAATGTCGCTGAAGTTGGCAAACACAGCAGTGTTGCTTGGCATTGAGTTTGAGACATAGGCTGGGTAGCCATTGATAGTGTTGTCTGCCTCGTAGATGAAGTTGGCGTTGGTGCCAGAAACAGACTTCTCAGTCGTCTTCAGGGTGCCACGCAGAGCTGAGTTCATCAGATAACCCAAGCTGCCAAGCAGCGCGTTGTCAGTGCTCAAAGAGGCTTCCGCGTTCACATAATCAAGG